TATACATATTACCAGGCATAATGGTAGTTGACAAATCAGGAGGATTTGCCATCAGTTTATTAGGTCTGACGTTTTTAAGATTCTTAATTTGAATCTGATACCAATTGAAAGAACGATCAACATCGCCAGCTTTCATTCTGATATCTTGAAAAGGATTACTAGTAGCCATAATTATATTTATCCGTTATAACCCAAGGTCTTTTTCGGTTAAAACTAAGAACTTCATACCTCTATCAACGCAGTATTCATTAGCTGCTTTCCATTTAGACTGATTAACTCCGTACTGAAAGACTTCATCAATAAAACGTTTAGTTTGGCGCTGTGGGATTGTAGGTGGTTTAGTAAATTTTTCTGGTTTAATTTCAATTAAATACTTAGTAATAGCCCCGTGTCTATCTTTAACTCGTATATAAAAATCTACAAAGTAACGATGTACCTTGCTATCTACTGGAGACTTATAAGGTATAATCATAGTCTCAGAACCCCATTCAAGTACCGATGCGTTATTGTCACACCATTTCATAAATTTTAACTCCCAAGACGATCTATAGATGACATCGTGAATGTCACCTCTATACTTGGAAGGGTTAGAGACCCTGTAACGGCCTTTGTAAGTTGCTTTGTACATAACGGGATAAATATAATATAATCCAACTATTTATGGAAAATCAATGGCAGCAGATATAAAAAGAGAATATCTGGATAAGTATAACCAGGACGCTTCAGGTGAATTTCGTAATAATGCTTCTGGCACTAGTAAAAAAGACAAAAATAAGTTTAAAGTAAACATTACGCAGTACCCGTCTGATTTACAGACCGCAATGAACCTTAAACATTATGTTCTTTTTAACATTAATATTAGAGGTAAGTCTAAGTTTAATGAAGATAAAGTGTTGTTTGAAACTAAACGAAACCCTAATTCTGCAAACCTAACTGCGGACCAATTAGCTAGTCCAGCTATAAGAACAACAACAGAGCTGGCCGCTGGAGCAGCTGCTGGCGTAGCGGTTTCATCTTTAGCTAAAACCGCCGCAAAATCATTTGGACTCACTGGGGGTAAAAATCCAATAGTAAATGAAAGCACGGTTAATGTAGGCGCTAACTTGATTGGGGCTGGAGCTGCTGTTGCTGTCGGAGCCGCTGTAGCTACATCAGATATTTTAAAACCTGATACAACATACAGAATTTCAGATGCCATTGCTCTTTATGTTGATGGCCCCCCAACTGTTAAATACAGTATGAATTATGCTAATAAAGAGCTAGGAACAATGCTAGGAGTGTTAAGCGGTAGTGCTTTTGATACCCAGACAGGTTTAAAAGGTACTGCAGAAACAGGGGCTGCAATGGGTGCATCACTGGCCAAGCTTCCGGGCGCATTTGGTGCCGCTGATATAGGTTCAGCAATGGGAGTATCTTCTGGTACTGCTTTAAACCCTTTTAGAGAAACAGTATTTGAATCAGTTGACTTTAGATCTTTTGCATTTAAATATAAATTCTACCCTAAAAATAAAGTCGAATCAGATGCAGTTTATAATATTATAAACACGTTAAAGTTTCACATGCATCCAGAAATGTCTTCCGGTAAGATGTTTTTTATATATCCTTCAGAATTTAATATTACCTATTATTTTGGAGATGCAGAGAATGAATACTTTCATAAATTTGCCACTTGTGTATTAGAGCATATGGATGTAAGTTATGGCGGCGAACAATTTTCTTCTTTTAGAGATGGCTCTCCAACAGAAATTAATATGTCTTTGACATTCCGCGAATTAGAAATTCTTACTAAAAATATGATACAGGAAGGCTACTAATGTATTTTAAAAGCTTCCCCTATACGTATTATTCACTTGATAACACAACCTCCGTTCAAGTAGTTACCAACCTTACAACCCGGGTAACATTATCTGATGAAGTAAAAAATAATTTAAGTCTGTACGATGAATATGATATTAAAGATGGTGAGACCCCAGAATTAGTTGCTGATAAGTTTTATAATAACCCTGAACTACACTGGCTAGTACTTCATTACAATGAAATTATTGATCCAAGATTTGATTGGCCTTTAGATACCAATAATCTCAATAGATACGTTGCCAGTAAATATGCTAACGTAAATGCTATACATCATTACGAAGATAACAATGGTTATTATGTTAATTCAACTGTACCAGGCTGTGTCTCTGTATCTAATTATGAATATGAAGACATAGTTAATGAATCTAAACGTAGAATTAAAATACTTAAATCTAATTACGTTGATCCAATTGTAACTGATTTTAAAAGAAAACTAGGTGAATAATGATTGGTGAACAAGGTCTTCAGCGTGCCGGGGAGGTACGAATTGAGCAACTTAAACTCATTAACTCAAGTAATGAGGTAATAGACCTATCTGAATTTATAGTAGAGCTTAATCTGTATGAAGACTTATTTAAAAACTATATACATGGTAATTTAGTTTTAACAGATAGTAGAAATATAATCGACAAGTATAATATACACGGGGAAGAATTTTTAAATATTAAACTTAGAACTCCGTCGTTTACAGATACACAAGTTATAGAAAAAACTTTTCGTGTATTTAAATTAACCGACAGAGAAATAGTAAGAGACAATAACACTCAAAACTTCGTATTACATTTTATATCGGTTGAGTTTTTTTATGATATTAACTTACCTCTATTTGCGCCATTTGAAGGAACAGTTTCCGATGTTGCTGGCAGAATATTTTCTAATTTTATAGCTGCACCTCGTAACGTTAATATTTCAGGAAGTAATGCAAGTATTAAAGAAGGGTCTACAGGTACCGATCTACTTGTTGTAAATGAGTCTTCTAATAAAGTTAAATTTGTTTCCCCAGGTTGGTCACCTTTTAAATGTATTAATTGGTTAGCTACAAAAGCTATTCCTAAAGACGGGGTAGCTAAAAACTTTATATTTTTTGAATCTAACAAAAGTTTTTACTTTTGTACATTTGAAGGTTTGTTTAGAAATGCCCATCAGGATAAAAACTACTTAGGTAGGTATCTTATTTCTGCATCAAATGTTAGGGAAGATAAAAATTCTCAAAACGTCAACAGGGAAATGTTTTTAGCTAAAGATGTAGAGATGATCGAGACAACTGATTATATTAAAAACTATACCAATGGTTATCTAGGTAATAGATTGGTATATCTTGATGTGTTTAGTAAGGAATATCAGCTTATTGATTATGACCATGTTACAAGTTACGACAAGCAATATCATACATCTGGAATAGGTAAAGAAGCGAAACCAGTTTTTAATAAAGATACGTTTAGGAATTATGCAACGAACATAAGTTTTTATCCTAAAAATCCTAAATTATTTGATAATTATCAAGATAACATTAATGAAAAAATGGGTGAGATTCACGGTAATAGATTATCCAGCATGTTAGAACTAACCAATATAAAAATGAATATGACTGTTCCTGGTAGAACTGATGCTGAAGTTGGTAGGGTAATTTACTTTGAGTATCCTTCTTTAGGGGGTAAAAGTGAAGATGATATAAGTTCATCTGCACAAGATAAACTATATTCAGGTTACTATATAATAACAGCTATACACCATAAGGTTAATAAAAACGACCATTCAATGATTATGGAAGTAATTAAAGATTCATTATATGTGGATAAAGAGAGTACAACTAAGGCTTAATTATGCAGAGAATTTTTAACAAAGATGGGTTTAACTGGTGGATAGGGGTTGTTGAAGATCGTATGGATCCAGAAAAAATGGGTAGATGTAGAGTACGTATTTTTGGATATCATACTGATAGTAAATTAATATTACCTACAAAAGATATCCCCTGGGCAACTCCTATACAGCCAATCACATCGGCTGCAATTTCTGGAATAGGATCATCCCCTCTAGGACCTGTTGAAGGCACCTGGGTTATTGGGTTCTTCTTAGATGGTGAAGATATGCAGCAGCCTGCTATCTTTGGTACAATTGCTACTAAAGCGGCTAAGAAAGCATTCAAAGTACAAGAAGAAAAACCACAAGTATCTAATCCAAGTGATGGTATACTTAAAGATGGTTCAGGTAATGTAGTCGTTGACGGTCAAGGTGAACCAGTTAAAGCTGGTACACCAACAGTTGAAGGTTGGGAACTTGGACAAACATCAGAAAAATATGAGTCTGGCGGTAAAGGTCCAGGAACAATTAATGCATACAATGGAGGGGCAGGTGGGGATTTAGGCGGAGCATCTTACGGTACCTATCAACTTGCATCTTACCTACCGGCAGTTATGTCAACAGGTAAAGCAAGACCATCAGCTAAAAATTCACCTGTTATACAGTTTTTAAATAACTCCAAGTTTAAGGATAAATTTGCAAACCTTGAACCAGGTACTGCAGCTTTTGATTCTAAATGGACAGAAATTGCTACGACATACAAAGCTGATTTTAAAAACGAACAACACGAGTATGTTAAGAAAAAATATTATGATGTTGCAATGGCTAATTTACAGCGTCAAGGTCTAGACATGTCAAAGTACGGTCCAGCTGTTCAAGACTTAATTTGGTCGGGAGCAGTACAATTCGGTCCTGCAAATACAAAAGCGTTTACAGAAGCGCTAAGAGACAAGAGTACATTGACGGATAAAGATATTGTAACCTTAGTAAGTGAATGGAAAATTAATAACGTTGCTACTTTGTTTAAGTCCAGCTCAGAATCAATTCGTGCAGGCGTTAAGTCTCGCTATCAGTCAGAAAAAACCGCATTACTAAACTTAATTAAATAATGGATCCGTTAATAACAAAACAAATTCAAGGTGTACTTGAGAACAATATCTTTAATAAGATTATTGCTCTCAACCTTAACATCCCTAATCCCATCTTAAGAGCTGTAATTTCAAGAGTTGCAGAAGTTGGTGCGGTAGATATTGTAAAACAAGTCACTCAGGCTTCTAATCAACAGTTAACTGATATACCTAAAAATATAATTGGTACGGTTAACCCAGTTAATATTACTAATAGTAATAACGGTCCAACTCAAATTAGTAATAATATTGATGGTATTATTCAACAGCAATTGCTTTTGCAAACGACTGATAAGATAGTAACTAAGCTGCAGTCTCAATTAAGGCTGTCCTTACCTACAGATAAACTTGGCATAATTAATTTTGACGCATTAGCGGCAAGTTTAGTTCAAGGCATTACCCCGACAGTAGGAAAGACTATTTCTACTGCAGTTAACAGTTTTACCGATTCTATCTTTAAAAGAGGGCAAGCACCTAAAGCTACCTCCAATAGTATTGAGTCTCTTTACAGTACATTATCTCCTGAAGAAGCATTAGCAAAAACAGATGAGCTGTTTATATCAAGCGCTGCAAACAATGCATTAGCAGAAGCTAAAAAATTCGATCTTAACTCTACAGAAAATAAAGAAAAACTAGAAGTATTAGACAAAGGGTTTACCGACCCTAATGCTAATTACCCTACTAAAGAATATGCAGGTATTTCTGAAACTAATAAACTAGCCCAAGGTGATGTCAGGGGTACTGTAGTTCAAGAAAAAAATACCAATAGGATGAAGGGCGCTAAATTGCCAGGCGGTGAGGCATGGGATGAGCCTGAGTCAGCATTTAGAGGAGCTTACCCTTACAATAAAGTAACACAGACAGAATCTGGACATATTATTGAAGTTGATGATACCCCAGGCTCAGAACGACTTCACATATACCATAAATCCGGGACATACATTGAAATTGATTCTAATGGATCTATGGTAAAAAGAACCAAGG